AGACATGGTTATGACTAGAGGAGCACAAGCTATCCATGAACATGTAGTTGGTGTTGATGGTTTTGATCCTTCAACCGATGATTATTATAAGGAAATAGACAAACGCATGAGAGTTGAATTTCCACATAAGTTTCAGAGTGACAGAAAAGTCGCCCAGACTGTCGCACCTGCAAACGGCAAAGCCGTATCAAGTGGGCGGAAAAAGCAAATAGAACTTACACCTGGACAAGTTGCATTTGCTAAAAAAATGAGAATACCTTTAGAGCAGTACGCTAAAGAGGTGGCAAAAATAGAAACCAGGAAAGGAGCCTAAAATGGTGGATAGAACCAATCGAGAGTCTGCAACTCGTGAAAAACAGGAAAGAAGAAAAGCTTGGACACCTCCATCACAATTAGATGCTCCGCCAGCACCAATTGGCTATAAGCATAGGTGGATTAGAGAACGAGTTATGGATTATGACGATAAAGCGAATATCTATAAACGGCAAAGAGAGGGATACGAACTTGTTCGTGCAGAGGACTATCCAAACACAGACTTTCCCGTGATTGATGAAGGCAAAAATGCTGGAGTAATTGGTCAAGGAGGACTTTTATTAGCACGGATTCCAGAAGAGATTGTTGACGAAAGAAATCAATACTTCATGGATAAAACCAACACCCAGATGGAGGCTGTAGATAGAGACTTGATGAAAGAATCTAATCCTGCAATGCCAATATCTAAAGAAAGGAAGTCTCAAGTCGCTTTTGGTGGCAAGAGGCAAAGTTAATAAAATTCTTACTTAGGAGTTAAAAATGGCAAATCAAGATGCTGCTTTTGGCATGAGACCAGTTAAGATGATAGGGGGAGCTCCCTACACTGGTGGTCAAAGCCGATATAGAATCGCTGCCAATTACGGAACAAGTATTTTCCAAGGCGATATGGTCGCTCAAGTCACTGGTGGTGGCGTTGAGGTTCACGCTGATGGTGGTACAGTACCAATAGTTGGAGTATTCAATGGTTGTAGATTTACAGATCCTACAACTGGAAAAGAAACCTTTTCCAACTTTTATCCTGCAAGCACAAATGCTTCAGACATTGAGGCTTTCATTATAGATGACCCAAATGTTATCTTTGAAATTCAATGTAATGCAGCATTTCCAGTTGCAGATTTATTTGGTAACTTTGACATTGTTTATACAAGTGCAGGGTCTACCACAACAGGTATTTCTGGTGCTGAGTTAAATGTTAGCGATGGTGCAACCACCGCAAACTTATCAGTCAAAGCGATTGATATTTCTCAAGATCCAGAAAATTCAGATGTTTCATCAGATGCAACTAATGTCTATGTTGTGATTCAAAATCACATATTTGGGCAGAAGTCTGCAGGATTAGCGTAAGGGAGGTTGAACTATGGCTATATCACGAGCACAACTAGTTAAAGAACTAGAACCTGGTCTTAACGCTTTATTCGGCATGGAATATGATCGTTATGATCAAGAGCATTTAGAAATCTATGAGACTGAGTCATCTGACAGAGCCTTTGAAGAAGAGGTAATGTTAGCTGGATTTGGAAATGCTGCAACAAAATCAGAGGGTGCTGGAGTAGCCTTTGATACTGCAAACGAAGTATACACTTCAAGATATACAATGGAAACTATTGCTTTAGCTTTTGCATTGACAGAGGAAGCAATGGAAGACAATTTGTATGATCAGCTTGGAGCTAGATACACAAGAGCGTTAGCAAGATCAATGGCACACACAAAGCAAGTCAAAGCCGCTGCTACATTAAACAATGCGTTTAATTCAAGCTTCACAGGTGGTGATGGTAAAGAGCTTTGTGCAACAGATCACCCATTAGGTGGTGGTGGTACATTCAGAAATGAACCATCAACTGCAGCAGATCTTAATGAAACATCATTAGAAAATGCTCTTATTGACATTTCAAACTTTGTTGATGAGAGAAACATGATTGTTGCATTAAGAGGAATGAAACTAATCATTCCACCTGCATTACAGTTTGTTGCAGACAGATTGCTTGAGTCTACTTTAAGACCTGGATCATCTGACAACGATGTTAACGCAATTAGAAACATGGGTATGTTACCAGAGGGTTATACAATTAACCACTTCTTAACAGACACAGATGCGTTCTTCATCAAGACAGATGCACCTAATGGTTTCAAGTATTTTGAAAGAATACCATTAAGTACAAGCATGGAAGCTGACTTTGATACAGGCAACATGAGATATAAAGCTAGAGAGCGTTATGCCTTTGGTTTTTCAGACCCTCGTGCTGTCTTTGGTTCTCCTGGAGCCGCTTAAAAATATTTACATATTTTATAAGGGGTCTTTTCAGACCCCTTTTTTTTGTGTATAGTTAAAGTACCTTGACGAAGAATTAACTTCGACAACAGCCAAGACAAGGAGACATACATGGCTAATACAACATTCTCAGGTCCTATTAGATCTGAAAGCACAATCAAGACTATTAGTAAGAACGCTACTACTGGAACAATTACAGAGGTAACAACTCTTGGTGGAGCTCCAGTAAGTTTATCTGATGGTAATCAAACTTTAGATAATGCTACTCATAGTGGTAGAGTTTTACTTGTACCAGATGGATCACAAGACAATACATACACATTACCAGCACCTATAGCTGGATCTATGTTTAGATTTGTTTATGCAGGTGGAGCCGCTGACGCAACAGATGCTTTAATTATTACACCAGGTAATACAAATTTTTACATTGGCGGTGTTACTTTTTTAGACACTGATGGTAATGAAGTAAGTTCAGTATTTTCTGATGGTAATTCAAATAGTAGCATACAACTTAATGTTCCTGCTGGTTTTGATGTAACTATCATGGGTATAGATACAACTAACTATCAAATTTTTGGAAATGTAACATCAACAACAGCACCTGCTTTTGCTGATCAATAATAGGAGGTTTACATGGCAGATGCAGTAACCTCTGAAACTTTAATTGATGGTAATCAAATTGCTGTCTTTAAGTTTACCAACATTTCTGATGGAACAGGTGAAGATGCGGTAACAAAAGTTGATGTTTCAGCATTATCTAAAAATGTTCGTGGTGAATCTTGCACAAGAGCTACAATTGAAAAAATGTGGTGGCAGTGTAACGGCATGAAAGTAAAAGTGTTATTTGATGCTTCAACAGATGATTTTTGTATAGAACTTGGTGAAAACCAAAGTGGACATCACGATTACACATCTTTTGGTGGTTTAACTAATCCTGCAAGTTCTGGTGTAACTGGTGATATTAAGTTTACAACTGTAGGACACGCATCAGCAGACACTTACACTGTTATCATGCAGGTTAGAAAGAGCTATTAATGGCTAGGAAGCAAGATAAGCAGCCTCCAAAAACAAAAAAGTATTTCCGCTCCACTAAATCTGGAGCGGGAATGACTAAAGCAGGTGTTGCACGTTACAGACGTGAAAATCCAGGAAGTAAATTAAAAACTGCTGTTACTGGCAAAGTAAAAGCAGGAAGTAAAGCAGCCAAAAGAAGAAAATCATTTTGTGCTAGAAGTGCAGGGCAAATGAAAAAGTTTCCAAAGGCAGCAAAAGATCCGAATAGCCGTTTAAGACAAGCAAGAAGAAGGTGGAAATGTTGATATGAAAGCAGATGAAGTTTTAAAATTACTGGAAAAACATGAGTCTGAGTGCAACAGACGTTATGAAAAAATAGAAAAGAGTTTAGATAAGTTAGATGTAAAAGTTTGGGGTTTAGCAGTTTTAATTGTTATTACTCCTTTTTTACATAAGATGATTTAAATGGTTATGGGAAGGTCGCAAATGGCACGACAAGTGTCAAAGCCTCCCCAAAAAAGAAAGTGGAGTAATGCGAGAAAGAGGAAAATCAATTGCAAACGACCTAAAGGATTTTCTGAAAAAGCACATTGTGCCTCTAAAAAAAGGAGAAGTTCTAAGAGCAAAAGGTAAGCAATTAGAAGATTGTCCACAATGTATGAAAAGAAAGTATTGGTGCACTTGTTGGAAAGTATTGAAAGGAAGATATTATGCCTAAAGACGCTTGTTATCACAAAGTGAAAGCTCGATATAGAGTTTTTCCATCAGCATATGCTTCAGGAGCCATTGCCAAATGCCGAAAGGTAGGAGCAGCCAACTACGGAAAAGGTGGGAAAAAAGCTAAGAAAAAAGCAGATGGTGGTGTTATTACAATGGCTAATGGCGGCAATGTATCAAAAGGTAAAGTCAAAAGACCATCTAAAAATCCAAATATCGCAAGAGGTTGTGGTATTGTTATGAGTAACAGAAGAAAAGTAACAAAGTTTAGATAATGGCAGTCCGTAAAACAAAAGCTGGTCTTGCTCTCAAGCGTTGGTTTAAAGAGGATTGGAAAGATCAACGAACAGGCAAAAAGTGTGGTAGGCAAAAAGGTGAGAAAAGAGGCACTCCTTATTGCAGACCAACAAAACGTATTTCATCAAAGACTCCCAAAACTGCATCTGAAAT